CCACAGTTAGTACCAACTTGTTGAAACGAGAATGTAAATGGTGGACCAACAAAACGCATAATAAATAATGCAGTATCTGTCCAAATATAAATTGCATCCCTACCTCTAATTGCTCCCATAATTTTAGATCCATCTGCAAGTCTTTGAGTACCAGCAGTGTTAGTAGCTGAAGGTGTATAAGTATTAATATCTTCTTGAGAAGAGAATCTTATAAACATTTCATCTTGTGTAGACTTTGTACCAATAGTTGTTTCTGTTCCAAAAAATATTAAGTGACGGTCTGGTGTAGATACTAAACTAAATGCAGAAGCTGTTGGTGCTCCTGTTATAATAGTTGCTCTAGTAGAGTTTGCATCAGTTGGATTTGAGTTCCATTCAAAACTTTCACCGCCATTAATAGTTGCAATAAGTTTGTTACCTAAATTATCTAAAGACCATAAACCTGGTGCAGTTACAATATCTCCTGATGCTGCAGCATTCCATGCAAAAAAGTTTGATGCATCTGTTACTGTTGCACCCGATGAGTGTGTTGCTGCTGTTGTACCATTAGCACCTCTAGTTAATCCTGATAATGTACCACCACTATTTCCTGTGTAAGTAATTAATTCATTATCAATTAATACAGTTCCAGAAGATGGAAATGAACTCGAACTTGCCATCGTTAATGATGTTACACTTGTATTTATTGATGATGATAGTGTTGATGTAAACTGACCGGCTTGTTGTCCACCCCATGATCCAAGACTCCAACCTGTTGATGCAACCTCAACTGCTGGTCCAACAGGATAGTAATGTTGAACTCTAATACCACCTGATGTTGTTGCACCAGATCCAGATTCATTAGAATCCATTTCTATTGTAAGAGTTGTATCTGTTGGTATTGATGTTACCATAAATTTTTTATCTGTAAAATCACCAGATCCAAAATCAGAATTAGTTATAGCTGTAAAAGTATCTAATAATATTATATCAAATTTATTTATGTTATGTGCCGATGCAAAAGTTAATGTAACAGTTGCTGATCCATTAGTTGTAGAAAAAGCATTTGATAATGATGTCGTAGATTTAATCGGATGTATATCATAAAAAATACCACCAGAATATGCATATAAAATTCTGTTTGTTCCTAAAATAGCATATTTAATACCTGATGTATTTACAAAGTGATGAATAGCTGTAGCTCTACCAGTAACAGCAACAGAACCTAATTGAGACCATCCACCTATTTTTTCAGGCGAACCATATCTAAAACGAACGTTATCACCTTTTACCCATTGGCTTTCACCACCGGTTGATGTAACTTGTTTATTAAATCCTGGTGCAAATTTTACCTTCTGTAACATATAGCCCTTTATATTACTAAAAGGCCCAGCTTACAAATGAATATCTAGTGCCTTTAGTTGCTTCTTTTACTTCGTGCGGATACATAAAATTTGACGGAAATAAAAGTATATCTCCTGTTTTTAGCTTAATTTCCTTACCTCTGCAATAAAATTCTGATCCTTCGTAATCTTCATTAAGATTAGCTACAATAGATACTATGGGTACCCCTTTCATTTGACCATCAAATATACTATGTATATGATCATAGTGTTCTCTCATCATAGTACCAACAACATATCTATTAAAACGTATTGGACTAAATTTATGTAACCATGGTCCTTGAGTTTTTTTTCCAGGCCAACTATGTTTTATTTGATACTCTTCTAATGCTTTTATTAAATATGGTGTAACCTTTTGCTGCTGCTCTTTTGTACATGGCATAACATCTAATTCTTTTGTAGATTCAGAACTAGAAGTTCCTGCAACATAATTATTCCAAGTATGTTTTTGCCATTCTTTTTTATTACACTCATCTATTAATGATTCACATACCTCTGTAGGTATATGATTTTTAACATATATATAATTTTCAATTGTGCTCATTTATTATTTTCCTTATATCTAGATGGGTTAAACTATCTTTACTACCTAATGCATCAATACTAAATGTATTAAATGACATACTAATTCTAGGTTCGTCACCTTGATTAATAGGCACACTGTGTTTTAAATTAGATGGAAACAATATAAGTTCTCCATCTGTGCAAGGTAATAAAAATGTTTCTGAGTTTAAATTATTATATTTTTTAGGATCAAGTTTCATAGCGTTTTGTATTGATTTAGAAAAAGATATTGGTGGTAATTTAGGATCTTGTCTAAAATAAAATACACCACTTATAATACTATTAGGATGTACATGTTCGTGATGTTTAGATCCTTTTGGATTTTTGTTTAACCAACACTGTGTAACAACTAACCTTTGATCTGATTGAAATACATTTTTAGTAAATTTATTTAATGACTCATATATAAAATTTTTTATATTTTTAAATTGTTCGTGATCTAATAAATAAGTATCTTTAGATTTAAAATTACTATTAGTTTTTTGTTCTACCCAATCTAATGTATTAATATGTTTTAGTTCATCAACTAAAGAACCTTCATATTTTGTAATTAATAAAGGTGTAGGAAATATCTGTAATAATTCGTCTTTCATGTAGAATTGTATACTATATTATATTAAACTTGTAAAATTAATTAAACTCCACCGTTTGTATCAGAACATGCACAGTTACTTGTTTTAGCAGCTGTTAGATCACCAAAATCAGCAGCATTACCAGTTGTTGCTGTTGTTACATAATCTAAAACATTTGAAGCACTTGGTGTATAACCACCTCCCCAAGTTGCTCTAGTTCTATTTGATGCTGAACCAAAACTTCTTCTAGCTACAGTCAAGTTTCCAAAGTCTGTAGCATCGCCAGTTGAAGCAATAGTTATGTAATCAATAATATTAGATTTATTTGAATCATCATCTCCACCACCAAACACTGCTCTTACAGGAGACCCACTTCCTGCTTTAGCATAAAGTGCATCTGTTAAATCTCCAAAGTCTGTTGCATTACCAGTTGAAGCGATAGTTATATAATCCATTGTATTAATTGGTGATCCACTTGTATTTACACCGCCTGAAAAAACTCCTCTAACTGTGCTACTTGCAGCTCCACCATTATATTTTGCAGCTGTCATATCACCAAAATCTGATGCATTACCGGCTGTAGCCATAGTAATGTAATCTATGACATTAACTGCATCAGGTCCAGTTGCTGTTGATCCTCCTGCAGCCACTCCTCTTGTAGGACTATTTAAACCATAGCATCCTCGTCCTGATCTTGTTAAATCTCCAAAATCAAAAGTGTTACTTTCTGTAGCAAAAAAAACACAATTAATTTGTGTTGTTTCGGCAGATGATGGGGCATTATTACCTGCCATAAAAAAACCTTTAGTTGAACTAGCACATGGAGCCATCCAATAAGTATATGCTGTATCTAAATCTCCAAAATCAATAGCATTACCAAGAGTAGAAACAGTTATTCTTTCCATAACATTAATAGCACCTGGACTTATATAACCACCTGCATACAAAGCTCTTCCTGAAGTTGCAGGCATATAGTTTACTGATGGCCGTTGAAAAAAATAATCTTCATCTTCTCCTAACCCTCCATGAGCATTAGATCCAGCGCCACCACGCAATCTTGCTGAAGTTAAATCACCAAAATCTGCAGCATTACCTGCTGAAGCTATTGTTACAAAATCTATTATATTTGTTGGAGTTGCAGCATTATTTACTGTATTTCCACCTAAAAAAGCTGCTCTGGTGTTATTTGAATCACCTCCTGGACCTTTTCTAACCGCAGTTAAATCTCCAAAATCTGTTCCATTACCAGTTGAAGCAATTGTAATAGTATCTATTGTATTTACAACAGCAGCTGGTCCACCTGCTGGACCTTCATCTCCGCCACCATAAACTGCTCTTGTTGTTGAAGAAGCACCTGCTGGTACTGTTCTGGCTGTTTGTAAATCTCCAAAGTCTGTAGTATTTCCAGTAGAGGCTATGGTAACAAATTCTATTTCATTACTTTTACTTCCTGCTATATGTCCACCAGCAAATACCATTCTAGTGGGTGAAGCAGCAGCCGTCTGATCACTTCTACGATCAGAAACATCACCAAAATCTGCAGCATTGCCTTCTGTTGCTAAAGTTAAAAAACCTATGGTATTTGTATACCCAGATACATGTTCTGGACTTTCTCCACCTCCAAAAATTCCCCTAATGTTATTTCCTGATGCAGCTAATCTATGAACTGTATTAGTTAAATTTCCAAAATCTACGGAATTACCTTTTGATTTAAAAAATGTAGCATCGATAGTATCTACTGCATTAGAAGGCTCGCCACCTCCTACAAATGCTCTTATTTTACTTCCTGTGCCTGATGTTGAACTTGTAGATCTAGTTAAATCTCCAAAATCTACAGCATCGCCAGTTGTAGTTAAAATTATAGAATCTATAATGTTAGAAGTAGAACCTCCTGTGTTACCTCCACCAAGTAAAACGTCTCCTGGTCTAATTTCATTAGTTCTAACTATATCATATCGTTCTTTAATATTCCAAAGTGCCATTATCCTTGTAAACCTCCATGTGAGTCAGAAGTGCATCCCGCAAAACCTCTTACACCGCTTAAATCTCCAAAATCAGCAGCATTACCAGTTGAAGCTATTGTTACATATTGAATAACATTTTGTATTGTTTCGTTTGGTGTAGCATATCCTCCTCCAAATATACCTCGTGTTAAAGCACCTGTACTACCTCCCGTAATTCCTCTGGTTGCAGCTAAAAGATTTCCAAAATCCGAAGCGTCTCCCGTTGAAGCTATAGTTATGTAATCTATTACATCGGTTACACCTGGAGCATATCCACCAGCGAAAAGAGCTCTTATATTACTTGCGGCACCTGTATTAGTTCCTGTTGCTGCACTTAAATCTCCAAAGTCTGTAGCATTACCTGCAGAAGCTATAGTCACATAATCTATAACATTAGAATAACCAGAACCTGGATATCCACCACCAAAAACTCCTCGAACTGCAGAAGAACCACCTCCAAAAGATGATCTTGCAACAGTTAAATCTCCAAAGTCCGTAATGTTTCCTGCTGAAGCAATGGTTACATATTCAATTTCATTTTCTCTTGTATAAGGAGAACTTCCTGTTGCTCCACCACCAAAAATTCCTCTAGTTATACTTGAAAAAGCTACTCCTCTAGAAGTTGCTCTTGATAAATTACCAAAGTCTGCTGCATTACCAGCTGTAGCAATTTCTATAGAATCAATAACATCAGAATATCCTGGAGTAAGACCAGAAATAAATAATCCTCGAGTTCCAGAAGAATTTCCAGAAAGACCATTTCTTCCAACAGTTAAATCTCCAAAATCAGCTGCATTACCTAAAGTAAGAGCGTTAACAATTTCTACTGTTGTCATAGTGGTGTTACCAGGAGTATAGCCACCTCCAAATAAAGTTCTTCCTGATCCAGACACATGCGATGGCCTTGTTCCTTGATACCCATCATTTAAACCACCATGTGCGTTTGATCCTCCTGAAGGACCCGCAACACCATTATTTATATCTCCAAAATCTACAGCTGTTCCACCATTTGCAAATATTGCAAAATCAATAGTGTTAACTTTACTTCCAGTATTTCCACCTGCTGTTAAACTTCTTACAGAATTAGAAGCATTACATGTATATCCTCTACCAGCACTTACATCTCCAAAATCTACGGCATTACTTTGACTAGCCATTTCTACTTTTTGAATATAATTAACATAATCACTTCCATCATAACCCGCTGACACAAATCCTCTTGTAGATGATGAATTATTTCCACCGCTTGTTCCAACGGCATATGCTAGATCTCCGAAATCAACAGCATTACCAGTTGTCATAATTTCAACAGAGTCCATTGTATTTGTATAAGAACCTGTTGAACCTCCACAACGAATAGCTCTTGTTGGACTTACAACAGTTTGAGGCTGATCTCCAACACTTTGTGTAAGATTTCCAAAGTCTGTCATATTACCTGTTGAAGTCATAGTAACATACTCAATAATATTAACTTTTGAAGGAGTTGAACCTCCCATTCTAAGTCCTCTAATAGAGTTACTAGCTCCACCCAAAAAACTTGTATTAGCACTTAAGTCACCAAAATCAGCAGCGTTACCTTGGGTCATTATGGTTACGTAGTCCATAACATTTGTTATACTTGGAGTCCCTCCTCCCATATTTATATGTCTTGTGAATGAAGAAAATGCTGATTGGTGTTTTCTGACTCCAGTCATATCACCAAAATCTGCTGCGTCTCCCGCTGATGCTAAAGTTACAAAATCTATTACATTTATAACTGAACCTGTATCACCCCCACAAAAAATTCCACGAGAACTATGATTACGCCAATAGCCACCCATAACAGCGTCATGAACTTCTTTTAAAGTCCATACGCCCGAACAGTCATCAAGTTGCGGGTAGTTCGCCATTTAAAATCCTTAACTTATTTTTTTAGTCCAAATATAATTAGCCGCAGTAGTTTGATTAAACTCTACTTCATTACCATCTGCATCACGTTCTTTCCAACCAGATGTGTAAGTATCTAAATAAGATTTAATCGCTGCTGCATTTGCTAATTCACCTAATCCAGTTTCACTTGATCCATCTACAGTTGCACCGATCAAATCCCAGTCTTGAGGTGAAGCATTACTATTTGCTTTTGGATAGTAACCACCATCTGCAATGTAAGTTGGAATAGTTCCATCAGAACTTAAGTTATATTTAATTATTTTATTTGCCATTTGTTGTATCCTTATTATCTATTAGTTTAGTATTAAGCGACTCTTCATCGTACAGCTTAAATCCTCTACGTTCTGCAAATTTATTTGCATCACTAGAAAACTTAGCCGCGCACGCTTCTAACCATTGCATGGTCATTTCATGTGTAGGCGCTTTGCCTTCATCCATCATCTTATTTTCCATTTTAAGATACGCATAAATTTCAGCTTGTGCCTGTGCACTGTTTATACCCATATCGAAGAGATAAATCAAGTTCCCTTCATCAATAACTCCACCCCTAGCTCTTGCTGCATTTAGGGCTTGTTTCATACAAGTCATAACATGATAATTAGCTTCTTCCTTTTCATATTCTTCTTC